CTGCCAATACGGCAACGTTCACTCAGGCTTTTGAAACCAAGCACACTCTTGCAACTCCGACGGTGCCGGGTCGCCACCTTTTGTCCGGAAAAGTGCGTCGCTACGACGCGGCTACCGGAAAGTGGGGTGAAGCTATCGTGAACCTGACCATCACTAAGGACGCTTCTGGTATCGTTCTTCTTGACGACGTCGAGGATATCCTCGCTGTCGTCTTGAATTACTTCACCAAGAACGTCGCTGCAATGCCGGCTGGGTACACGACCGAGCTTCAGAAGTTCCTTGACGGCGTCTCCCCGTTCTAAACGGGGTGATTCTGTCATGGTGAACGCATTGTCAACATCAACTCTAAGGAGTTTAAGATGCAAATCAATGCACACCGAGTCTCGAAATCCCTTTATTGGGATCTCAACTTCCGTTCGTCACCGATCGCTTCATATCAAGATCGGATCGACAAGATTCTCAGCATTACTGAGCTTCCGGCTTTCCAAGCCGAAGGTTCAGCACTATGCGATGATCTCCGTCGTTCTGGTCATGATTTGGGCGGCAGTGATGCTTATCGCGTCTTTCAGCTCTTCGGAACTTTTAATAAGGTTCCGGGATCTCTTAACCGCGATAAGGTTCTTCAACGCCTTATAGACAAACAAAGCCAAATCGGAAAGGTCCTTTTGGACTCTCCTGATGTAGCTGAGTTGAGGCGCATCATCAAGCATTGGATCGGTGAGTCCCCAGATGAGGACTTTCCCGACGAATGCAAGCACGGTCCTGGCTCTACTGCAGATCGGGTTCTCTTTGACGATAAGTGGCACGCTTTGCGTAACCGCCCATTGTCTTTAGATCGTCCTTTTTCGTTAGTAGATCCCCTCTCCCGTCTTCCAGCCATTTCTCGCGATGATTTCCCTGCAAGGGTTATCGTCGTTGAGAAGAACTGGAAAGGGGGTCGGGTCATTGCTGCCGAACAAGCCTCACGGCAGTTCGTCCAGCAAGGTCTCGGTCGTGTGATGATTGCTCGCTTGGAACGTCGCGCTAAGATTCACATCTCAGACGCATCGATCCATGTCGAGTTTTTGAAGAAGAACCTAGAGAATGCCGTTACGATCGATCTTTCCGAGGCTTCCGACTGGGTTTCCGCAGCTCTCGTATCAGCACTTTTCCCTCGCGGGTGGGTGCGTCACTTGAATGCGGCTCGTAGTCCGAAGCTCGAAGTGAATGGACTTGTCTTTCCGACAAAAACCTTTGCCTCAATGGGCAATGGATTTTGCTTCTCCGTCTTAAGTGTCATCTGCGGAGCGCTCTGTGCGCTCGCTTCTGGCACTTGGCGTGGAGGTAAGCTCTGGTCCGTTTTCGGC